TAGCCATTACCTTGGTCTGCTATCCATATTTAAGTATCGGGTAGCTAGACAAACTTAGTCCGAGAAATATTCAAAACTATTTTTTATACTAAGGAGCCTCAAATGGCTATTTCAATTGATCAAGCACATATCGAAACGTTCGAAGATAACGTACGTTTTTTAGCACAGCAAAAACCTTCACGCTTACTGAGCACAGTAACAAACAAAACATCTAACGGTGCAGCTCATAACTGGGAGCGTATCGGCCCTACTGACTTTAGTGAGAAAACTTCTGCTCGTACAGCAACGCCAGAGAATGATACAGAATGGTCTCGTCGTGTCTCACAAGTTAAGACTTATGATAACGGTGACACTGTTGAACAAGAAGATATTGTGCAAATGCTTGTTGATCCACTTTCAAGCCTTACAACTAACCTTGCTCACGGCTCAAACCGTAACAAAGATGATGTGATTATCGCAGCAGCAACCGCTGACGCTTTAGACGGTGACGGTAACTTAAACGCTTTCCCAGCTACACAAGAAGTTGGCGATTACAGCACGCCGATTACATTAGACTTAATTAACGAAATGGATCAAAAGTTTTACGACAACGACATTGACCCTGATGAACCTAAGTGCGTAGTTATCTCGCCATTCCAACGCCGTACATTACTTGGCTTGCTTGAGGTTACTTCTGGTGACTTCCAAGGTGATTCAATGGCATTACGTAACGGTTACTTACCTAATTTCTTAGGTTATGACTGGATTGTTTCAACTCGCTTGTTATCTCCAAGCGGCGGCCAGGTTGATTGTTTAGCTTATACTCAAAAAGCAATCGGTATGCAATTGAACCGTGATATCTCTACCCGTGTGGCAGAAGACCCGAGCAAATCATTTATGTGGCGTATATACGGCTTTCAAACTTTGGGCGCTGTACGTGTTGAAGATGAGCATATTGTACGTCTTAAACTAGCTGACGCTTAATAGTGTTACGGGGCTGGGGGGTTAGTCCTCAGCCTTTCTCTTTGGCCCCAATTTAAAGAGGTGTTAACATGGCTATTGCAGGCATTAGAACAGAGTTAGATGTTTCCATCGAAGCTACTACATTAAAAACTGGTTTAGTTTGGTGGATGGAAGATGGTACAACTAAAGGGCAATCAAGTGATTTGGCGGCAGGCTTGCCAACAACTTACTTAGGTCAGGCTTTAGGCGATGATGGCGACAGAGCAGGGAAAAGAACCCCTAGAGTTGCTAAGAATGACCGCCAAGCATTACCGTAAATAATAAAAGATAACCCGGCATTAGTTGGGTTATTTTGTTTTAAGGGTTAAATTATGAGTAACAGAACAGACGCGCAAGACGGGATAGACTTTCAGAAAAACAAACAAGGTGTCCCCGATTCAATCTCACCAACCAACCAAGCAGAAAAAACCTTTCAGCCTATTTTAGATGGTTCTGTAATGGCAGACGAGTTGCCTTATACAGTAACCCCTAGTTTGGTAACGTTTGATAGAGATGTGCAAATACCTCAAAACTCTTTGTTTGTTGGTGATGCTATTAAAATGAGTGATTTAGCTCAGTCAATAGGCTATCAGACTGCTTTTGATGGCAAACAGTATATATTGATGGGTTATGAGATAACATCAGACGAAAGCAAAAAACCTGTTGTTAAAGATTTTAGTGAAGGCAGTTCATTTGTGTTGCAGCCTGTAGAAGATACAACACAAACTTTTACTGATACTTTAGAGGTTTTAATTCCCGCAGTACAGCAAGTTATCGGTAAGACGTATAGTTTAAAAGCTGTTTGTGATGAAGATTTATTGGTTCAAGTTTTTAGGTTGGCTGATACTGGCGGTGTTGATACATTAATCGTCAACGAAGAATTAGCGGCTTCTATAACTAACATTAACGGGTTTAACTTTGATTTAGTGCCGTTAGTTGATTTTGAGCTAGGTAAAAATTACCGTATTGAGCTTACACCTTTAAATAGTGGTACTTTAGAGGTGAAAGGTGGGTTATTAAGTAGTGTTTTTGTTCCTTACATTGAACGTGTTTTAGGTTGGGAATACGTAAACAAAGAAATAGCTTTTGCGGAAGATGTACCTAAGCTTTACGCACATAAAGGGGTTACGGTTGCAGATCCACCTTTTGAAAATAACACATCTATACCTGTTCTAGTTGATACGTGGACATTAAACGTACCAGCAGACGGCACTTACACCATTAGTGTTACTGTTGAATATAATATTAACAACGTCCAAAGGGACGCTATTTTTAGATTTGATTTAAATGGCGCTACAGGTATAAATATAAACCAAGAATCGAAAGACTCTACAAACAAAATATTCTTTACTACTTTTGCTATTGATGATTTAACAGCTGGAGACAATGTTATTGAATTTTATGCAAGTATTGAAAATCCGCAGAATGCAGGACAACGTATTCAAGTTGTTAGTAATAGATTTTTAGCACAAAAAGTTGACGAACTAAGTTAAGGGCAAATTATGAAACCTATATCAAAACAAAAAGCTGACGGCTTTAAAACAGGCGTTAACAAGCTTGACCAAAACCAGATTAAAAAGTTAAATGAGGCGGGCAAAGATGCCAAAGAAATCAGCCTAACTTTAAAAATTAAGGTTGAAGCTATCGAGGCTTTTTTGCCTAAAAAGAAAACTAGAGCGAAAGCTAAAGCAAAGAAAGAGGCGTAAGCTATGGCCAGCACCGTTGATATATGGAATTTGGCTCTCAACTTGGTTGGTGATAGCAACGTTATTGATCCGCTAGAAAATTCAACGGGCGCAGACCTTTGCCGGTTACATTACCCGTATGCATTAGGCTTTGTGCTTGAAGCTGTTGATTGGAATTTTGCCACAAAGCGCATTGAAGTTGCTGAGTCTGCCACTGTTGAGCCTGCTTTTGGTTTTCAATCAAGCTTTAAAGTGCCTGATGATTGTTCTCGTATTATTGAAGTGTGGGATAATAAACGAGGTAACACGAACACTCGTTACACGCAAAACAATTTACAATGGCAGCAAGAAGGCGAATACATTAGTGCAGATACAAGCGGTCAGGTGTGGGTTAAATACATTGAGAAAGTGGAAGATCCAAACCGCTTTACTGATTCGTTTATAACAGCTTTAGCTGCTAACCTTGGCTCACGTTTGGCAATACCTATTGCAGCAAGCAGACAACTTAAATTAGACTTACTTAGTGAGTATAAAATTCTAGTTGATGAAGCAGCGGCAAGCGATGGTATGACCGGACGCACAAAAGTATTGCGCTCTAATGTACTGATAGGAGCAAGGGCTAGATAATGAACCTTTATCCATTACAAACAAGCTTTACCAGTGGCATTTTATCGCCCCGCTTTTGGGCTAGAAGTGATTTACCACAATACCGTTCAGGACTAAAAGACAGTGACAACATGATTGTTACTAGACATGGGCCTATGGAATCAAGAAGCGGTACTGCATTCCTTGAAAGTTTAGGCGACAACTACGCGAGGCCATTCCCTTTTCAATTAATTCCTAACAATGTAACGGGCGAAGCATTCAGCGCGGTAGCTGTTGCAGATGGGCGATTAATTGTTAACGGTGCTAACGGCTCTTTGTTCAGGGATGATTTAACAAATACTAGCTTTAATATTGACTTAACAGGCTGGGATAAGTTATTCACTTCTGGCAAGTCAACTGTAACTTGGTCAAGTGGCTCTGTGTTATTAACGCCAGAAGATACTTTTCCTAATGGTGAATTGGCAGGTATAACACAAGAAGTTACTTTGCTTGCTGGTACTGAAAACGAAGAAAGGCGAATAAGTTTTACTTCAAATTTTACTGGCGCTTTTATACCGCCCACGATGTCAATTAAAATAGGAACTAGCGCAGGTGGTGGAGACATATTAGATCAAGAGTTTTTTGCTGTTGATAATGGCGAAGTATTATTTAACCCTAATGGAGCCACAACATACTGGATAACCTTTTCATGTGTAAATAATATTCTTGGTGGCCCACCTGATTTAAATATACCAGCTTACGGCTCGAGAGCTTTAACATCTGTTACCTCATCATTAACCAGTACAGGCG